CGATAGATTTCCTTTTGGCATTTCAGCCCTTTTGGTAGAGTGACATCATCTTTTATCTTTGAGGTGAAGCTTACATCTTCAAATTTCAAGTAATTAGTCGGCTGAACTGTTATTCTACCATTTTCTAGTGCGATGAATTTTAATTCTTTATTTTGTTCTGGCTCATCGGAGAAGCCGTCGTGCAGTGGTGCTACGGTGAAAAGATAATGGCCGATGAGCATAGGACAAAGGGCATTGTTTGTTATTTTGACAGCACACTTCATACCTGAGAGGTAGTCGTATTCGAGGATTGTAAACTGGTCAGAATAGCAATTGTAAAGCTGAGCTTTTTCTAATGACCATGGGTTAGCTTCTTTGATGTAAGATAGAGCATGAAGTGGAACATTCCGATATATGGCACCGCTTTCTAGTAGTAGATTAGCGCCCCATGCTCTTGATGGGTATGAGACAAGGCCGAACCAAATACATGGCTGATATCCTATAGACTCTTTATGAGTGAAATGTGTATCGACATAAAGATAAAGATGTTTTGGTAGCTGGCCGATTCTGTAGTATTTCATGAATTTGATTGTAAAACTTTGGAGCATAGGCTCACATTTACTTTTTTTGATGTTGCGATAAATAATGTTTGAAGTCTTACGAGGGGCGTGATATAATAAAATTATGATATATGTAATTGATCCCCAAACTGGAGAAATCGTCGCTGAGGTGATGGGCGATGCGTATAGCGTGGCAAATCAGCTTCTGGATGAACAAGTTCGCCGAGGTTCAACTGTTTCGATGTCTCAGACTCGTGCAGGGGAATTTATAATATTTCGGCATAGTAATGGGGGACATAAAACTCCCCTATTCAGAATACAGAAGAATACCCCTATTACCCCTTCGAGGGCATTATTTAAACATTTCATAACAGTCTCTTTGATTATACTTAGCGTAGGTTTGACACTTGTAGTTAATCTTATAGAGGCTGGTATGAATGAAAGTCGAAGTGGTGCCATTGATTTAATGCAAATATCCTTTATTAAAGGATTTTTAAATCGGATTTAATCTGGCTTATAGTCTTTTACCCTTTTGTTCTTTATCCTCTTGAGCTATTCGCTTTGTAGTTCGCTTTAGTGCGCTAATGAGATTAGCTGGAGTCTCTGAACTGATTACAAATTCACGTTGAGCGCCAGTTGTATCGGTTCCGATAATTGAAATGTTTATACCTTTCGGAAACATGGCTTCTAGTGCTTGGAGGTGCTGTGTTAGCTTTGCTTCAAGTGTTTCAAGATTTGTTTTCTTCTTACTCATAGGATGCTTTATTAATTTAAACTACAATACGTAGAATAAATGTAACAAAAGCATCCTTTCAGATAACATTACCTTCTAAGTGATCTCTTCGTCTGTGCCGGTTACAGGATTATACTTTTTGTTGTCATTAAACTCTTGCCATGTTTCCGTGTATCCAAAATCATCTCCAGGATCAGCATCGGGTGGGTCGGTCTCTATAGTGGCTCTGGCCTTTCTTGGCGTTTTTTCGAGAATAGCTTCGTCGAAATCTCTCGGCGTCGAGATATCAACCTGTACTTTCTTAATGATTTTAGCAGTTTCGACTGGTCCATGAAAACATGCTTTAGCCGTAAAACTTAATTCGTAGCGAACTTGTCGCTGCTGAACGTTGAGTTCATCTTGGTAGTTATCTGATATACCGATTCCGTTAAGTTCGATGGTGACGTTTTCTTCGTAGCCCATTTCAGGTATCGAATTGATTTTTATGGTATAAGAGGGCGTGAAGTAAGGAAGAATCTGCTCTAAGATTTGATTTGCGTCGACCACATGTTTAGCAATTATAGTCAGCACGAAATCAATATTATAAGCTACTGAATTGTAAGCAACATTACGACTGCCATCTGGATTCACACTTCCAGCATTTCGATGGATTGTGTTTAGCTTCCTATTTCCATCGTACGTAATGGCTACGATTTCATATGCAAGACGTGGGAACTTAGCCTCGACGTAGAGTGAGTCTTCAAGGTCGGGTTGCGACTCCAGACGAGCAATATAGGCGTGTCTAGTGGCATAGTTTATGGGTACTAAGTTTCTTTCAATCTCCTCTCCGCTTTCATCATATTTGACCACAAAGATACGATTAAAGAGCGTACCGAACGCTTTTGTAACCTTTTCTAGTGTCCCATGATAAAAGTGTGTAAACATTAGAACTTACCCTTATCGAAAGGATTCCTCGAATTCTTTATTACGACATTCTCAGATTTTGTTTGAATAATTTTGTTTTGAGCTGAGGCATCATTGATGATGTCTTGTTGGTCTCCTCCAACGGCTCTGCTGGCATTCGATGTGTTACCCTTCAGTGGAAGACTCTCGTTCAGAGTTCCGGTTATGTTTGAAAGGTGTAAGGTTGAGCCGTCGATATTCTTAACAACAGCTCTAAATTTTGAATTAGCAAACGAGGAGCCTTGATAGACTATTTCATTCTTAACAAATTGCCCCGTACCGCTTCCAAGGTCAACTTCAATGCCCTGCTTGATTTCATCTTCGATATTATCAATTTCAGAGATGCCAGTGTCTAAGTCCTCATTGCTGTACGTGAACATGCGACAATCAATTTCGTAAAGGTAATCTCGCCCAAGTTCAACAAACGGTACGTTGTCGGTTACATATTTAATTTCAAGGAGATACTGACCCGGTAAACCATACGGGAAATATAATAAGTCACCCTCGCGTGGCCTATTTACGGGATCTAGCTCGGTACCAACTTGTCTAGTAAATTCAGTTTTACCTATTTGAATTGTAATGGATTGCTCCATCGTGATGCCCCACTTCTGCATCATTGCCCTACCACTAAAGCCATCTACATTTTTTATGTAGGCAACCATTTCAAACCATTTGGTAAATTTTGCTAGAGGGTCTTCGCCGTAGAAGAGATCAACAGGACCGGAACGTTTAATGTATATACAGTTCATTCCATGAATGGCAATAGTCTCGTTCATGAGACTATCAAGTAAGCTTTGCTCGCTTTTATTCTTAAAAAGATTGAAATATTTGTTTGCTGTCATGCGAAACTCTTACCCAATTTTAAATGGGGTTCTCATTTCGTAAGTCGAGCGCAATTCGATTTCAGCTTCCTCCTTAGCCTTTTCACCGGAGAGAAGAATCTGTTCCCCATTTAGCGTAATACCACCCGGTAGAGCCACATTAGTAAACTTGGTGAGATTTCGCCCCCACTGAACCTGAAGCAGTGCCGTTAGGTATTTTCTAATCCATTTATCGCCGTACACTTTAGGGAAGTCTTCTGGTTTTACAGCTCCCCAAAATTTGACGACGATGTATTGACCAATTTTATATTCTTCAGTCCAATTGGTGTGTATATAAAGGCGGTTTTCTTTGCGTGAATGCCAATGAGGATTGACTCCTGTAAATAACTGATCCCAAAGTGATATATCTTGCTGATACATGTAGTACGTAACGACATCAGCATTTAAAAATGTATGAATAGTCACTTGCTGTGCAAGTTGATATTGTAAATCAAATGGGTTAATCGGGTGTGAACCGAAAGTGCTTCTAGATTTTAAAACATCAATGATTCCTATAACGGAGTCAGGAAGGTCGAGATATTTCTTATCAATACTACCAAGTATTTGTGCCTCATTAGAGGCAAGTGTTGCATTTACTCCCGATTGATTACCTGTAATAATCTCACCATTTACGAAATGCTTAGGGGATATGCGATCTGGAAATATAAAGGTGATTTCTTTATTTGCCTTATCGTACGCTTCTACTCGCCCTTGAGCACCGGACGTTGAGCCTTGAACGATTTCTCGATATTGAAAGTCATTTGGGGGTGTTGCGGCAAGTTTTAGCTTAGAGCCCTCAGCCTTGAAAGCTTTATAGTAGATGGCTGTACCATCAATGTGGTACTCTTTAAAGAGTTCTAAAGCCTTGTCTACCTGATTCTCAATTTGCTCCTCATCAAGGTTTATTTGAATGACTGGAGCGCCGAGTTCCTGAAGACAGAATTTAATTAAACTATTTCTGTCGGTTGGAAGTGCCACCTTTTTTCTCCTTTGGTGTCTTAGGCTTTGTCTTAGGCTGTATCTCAGGTTTGTCTTCGGGTTCTATTTGCTCAAGCGCCCTTGAAGAATCAGACGCGATTCTATCAATTACAAATTGAAGAAGAGGTTGTTTCTGAATTTTTTGCAGATTTTCAAGTATTGATTTTAGTTCAGTGAGAGCAATAAAACCGACGATGAGCGTGTCCAAAGGTAGACTAAATTCTCCAGCCGAGAGTAAGTATTTGTTTGCCACATGAACTACGCAAATAGTGGTAAGATAAACAAACGTTTTTACTATTGTACGGGCAAGTCTTCGAGAGGTAAGAGGTTTATTTGTAACAATTGCAGCCCAAATGCCGGTGATAACATCGACTGAGACGAGAAATAAAAGAGCAAACATTACGCTCTTTAATGGCGCAAACACAGCAATCGTCGATATTGCAAATGTATGCAGATGAGACCAAATTCCCACACTTTCCTTACAAACAACATCTGTCACTGGGGGCTGAAGCATTTCGTTCCTCTCACACTTAGTTTTTGCTTCAGATGATTTTAAGCACCACTCACTTGATTTTACTGTTACTTTAAAGCAATAATATTTTTCGCAGTTGTTCCTGCTTTGAAAATCTTCTTTATTCT